AAGGCACACGCTGAGTCACAAGACGAAACAATGATCGGTGATGAGACTGTTGACGGTACTACAGGCAACACAATCACAGATCGTATTGCAACTGCAAAGGCAGAAGCAATCACTGAATCAAGCAACTCTGTTGCAATCGAGAACGCTGCACGTATCGCAGGCGATTCTGATCTAAACGTTCGCGTTGATACAGAAATCTCCCGTGCGACTGCTGCTGAAGGTGTCCTACAAGACAACATCGATGCAGAAGAAACTCGTGCAACTGCTGCTGAAGCAAACCTACAATCACAGGTTGACTTCATCACATCAAACACTGATCCAGCTGCTCTAGATTCATTGACAGAAATCGTCAGTGCATATCAGGCATCTGATTCAGATATGTCTGCTCTTATCGCATCTAACACAACTGCGATTTCAAGTGAAGCAACAACTCGTGCATCTGCTGACAGTGTCCTACAGGGCAACATCAACGCAGAAGCATCAACTCGTTCAACTGCTGACGCTGGTCTACAATCTCAGATTGACCAGATCAACGTTGACATTCAAGTTGAGAAAGATGATGTTCTTGCTGAAGCAAAAGCATACACGGATCAAGAAGCTGATTCGCACATGGCGGAAGCGAAACAACACGCTGACGCACAAGATACTGCACTAATCGGTGACGCTTCCGTAAACGGAACTAGTGGAAACACTATCACTGCTCGTATCGCAACTGCGAAACAACAAGCTGTATCACACGCAAACTCAATCGTTGCTACAGAAGAATCTGCTCGTATCGCTGCAGACGACGCACTATCTCTACGTACTACTGTACTAGAAGGTGAGATGGATGCGGTTCAGGTTCTTTCTTCACAGAACGAAACTGACCTACGTGCAGAAGAAGTCGCTCGTGCTTCTGGAGACTCTGATCTACAGGCGCAAGTTGATGCATTAAACTCGAACACTACAATTGAAGTTGATGATCTACAAGATCAGATCACTGCTGAAGTTCTACGTGCTCAAGGTGCAGAACAGACTAACGCTGCTGCAGTCGTTACAGAACGTCAACGTGCAGAAGGTGTAGAATCAAGTCTACGTACAGACATCAATACAAACATTGGCAACATCTCTACGAACGCAGGTAACATCACTACTGAACAAGCTGCGCGTATTGCTGGAGATGCGGCACTATCGACTCGTGTTGATAACCTAGAAGAAGGTTTCACAAACGTTGACTCTGATCTACAATCTCAGATCTTCTCAGAAGTCGCTCGTGCATCCGGTGCTGAAACTGTCCTAACAAATCAGGTAACTGATCTACAGGGTCAAATCACAGACAACGATTCAGACATTCTTGCTCTACAAGGACTAGTTGGTTCTGACGTACAAGATCTACAAGATCAACTTGACGCAGAAATCACTCGTGCTACTGTCGCAGAGGGAGTTAACGCTGCTGCTGTAGTTGCTGAGAAGAACCGTGCTGAAGGTATCGAAGGCGGTCTACGTACTGACGTAGATAGTGTTCAGGTACAAGTCACTTCAAACGATTCTGACATCCTTGCTCTACAAAACCTACAATCATCTGATCACACAGATCTACAGAACCAGATTGATGCAGAAGTTTTACGTGCGACTGGCGTTGAAGGTGGTATCCGTACTGACCTAACAACTCTAGAAGGTCGTGTCGACTTCATCGTTTCTAACGAAGATGGTGCTGCACTAGATTCACTAACAGAAATCGTTAGTGCATTCCAAGAAGCAGATTCAGATCTACAAGGTGTTATCGATGCTAACGGTGGTCGTCTAACTACTCTAGAAACAGAGATGGACGCAGTTGAACTACGTGCTACTGACCTAGAAGCGAAAGACGTTGCTCACACAAACCGTCTAAACGGTCTAGATTCTGATCAACTAGTTCAGAACGGTCGTCTAAACGTTGCCGAAGCAGATATCGTTGCACTAGAAACTAAGCAAGGTTCTGCACTTCTACAAACTGTTGCTACTAACATCTCAGACGCAATCAACGAACTACACGCAGAAATCGACGTAGAAGTTGGTGATCTAACTGCTCTAGAGGGTCGCGTAACAACTGCTGAAGGTGAAATCGATACTCTACAGTCTGAAATGGACGCGGTAGAAGATCGTGCAACTTCACTAGAAACTCGTATGACTACAGAAGAAGGTCACGTTGACGTTCTACAAGGTCAGATGGGTACGCAGGTACTAACAACAACTGCATCAACTGTTACTGCTGCTGTTAACGAGTTACACGCTCAGACAGACGTAGACGAAGGTCGTATCTCTACTCTAGAAGGTGAGATGGACGCAGTCGAAGGTCGCGCAACTTCACTAGAAAGTCGTGCAACCGCAACTGAAGCGAAGGACATCGAACAAGATGGTCGTCTAACAGTTAACGAAGCAGACATCGATGCACTAGAAACTAAGGTTGGTTCTTCAACTGAAACTCTAGACACAACTGCACAAACTCTTGTTGGTGCAATCAACGAAGTACACGGTGAGACAGACACTAATACATCTGGTCTTGCTGCTGCTGTTGCACGTGCAGACGCTGACAGTGACGCTCTAGTACAAGAGATCGCTGATCGTACTGCTGCAGATACGCAGATCCGTATCGATCTTGCTGCTGATCGTACAATTGATCAAGCAGACTACATCGCACGTGACGCGGTTGTCCTTGCATCTGCACAGACTTACGCAGAAGCAGAAGCGGACGACGCAGAAGCTGCTGCTAAGACATACGCAGACGGTATCGTTGCAAACGAAGCTGCTCTACGTTCAGGTGCTGACGCAACTCTACAGGGTAACATCGACGCAGAAGCAACTGCACGTCAAATCGCTGACAACGGTCTAGACTCGCGTCTAACAGTTGTTGAGACAGAGATGACTGCAACTCAACTTGCTGCTGGTGTAAACGCTGATGGTACTTACATCACACCAACAGGTTCCAACTACATTGATGCATCTACTTCATTGTCAGATGCTGCTGCAAAACTAGACGCGGCAATCAAGGCAGTTGATAACTCTCACAACGGAAACAAGGGTAACCTACAGTCACAGATCGACGCAGAGATCGCACGTGCGACTGCTGCGGAAGATGCAAACACCGTTCTAATCAATGGTGAGACTGCTCGTGCGACTGGTGTAGAATCAGATTTGGCTGCATTGATCAATGTCAACGCACAGTCAATCGTAGATGAGTCTAACCGTGCACAGGGTGTTGAATCATCACTACAGTCTCAGATCGACTTTGTCGTATCTAACACAGACTCTGCCGCACTTGATTCTCTAACAGAGATCGTTGCTGCACTACAGTCTGGAGACGGTGATCTACTAACTCTAATCCAAACTAACCAAACAGACATCGCTACTAACGCTACTGGACTTGCACAAGAGATCACTGATCGTGCGGCACAGGGTACAGCGATTCGTGGTGAGTTCGCTGCTGCGGACGCAAACCTACAGACTCAGATCGACGGTAAAGTCGCTAAGTCTGGAGACACCATGTCTGGTGCTCTATCAATGGGTGGCAACAAAGTCACTTCAGTCGCTAACGGTACAGACCCACAAGACGCGGTAAACAAGGGTCAGTTGGATGCAGGTCTTGCTGCACAACACATCTCGCAGTTCTCAACTACAGATGTAACCGAAGGTGATAACCTATACTTCACAACTGCTCGCGCACGTTCTTCAGTATCTGCTGTAGACACTGCGGGTGAAGGTAAGGTATCTTACGACCCATCGACAGGTGCATTCTCAATCGATACTGCAAAGACCATGTTGGAACTTGCAGACGTTGCTGATACTGCATACGACGGTAAGAATGGTTATGTACTACGTGTAAACAACACTCTAGACGGAATGTCTCTACAGGATCCAACTCAGTTGGCATTCAACAACGCACAACGCCAGACAATGGCTGGTGACGGTGCGCAGACTACATTCGCGATAGATTTTTACACACAAGACCAGAACGCAATCGTCTTTGTTGGTGGTGTTATTCAGGATCCAGGCGTACACTACTCCATCGATGCACAGGCACAAACTATTACATTCAACGCTGCAATCCCAGTTGGTACACAGGCGGTTATTATCGCACAGTCTACTAACTCAGTTGGTGTACTAGATCCTAAGTCGGTTGGTTTAGAAACTCTTGCTGACAATATCAAGGTATTTGAACAAGGTAACGATGTTGTTGTTGGAACTTCTGCTACAGTGGTTTCTGCATTCAACAAGACAAATTACCGTTCTGCTAAGTATGTTGTAACAGTAGAGTCTGGTGGTGAATTCGAAACTCGTGAGGCACTAGTTGTCCACGATGGAACATCTGCTTACATCGTTGAGTATGGTGTCGTATTCACTGGTTCATCATTCCTAGGTGATACAGACGTTCGTGTAAACGGACAGAGTGTTGAACTACTATACACCGCTGAATCAGCAGGTGCGGTAGTTTCTGTCTCAGTAACATACGTTGACGCATAAGGAACACGTGATAATAGTCGGGGGAGGGATCAGCTCTCCCCCATCCATTAAAATTCTAAAAGGTAAACAAAATGTCTACAAATAAGAAATTTAGAATACAGAACGGCGTTGACGTATCGAATGGTGACATCTCAATCAACGACGTAACTGTAATCGGTGCGGACGGTAAGGTTGTACCTGCTGCGATCGCCGATGCTGTTGCAGGTCTGACTTCTTCTGATATCGCAGACCTACAGGCGCAGGTAAGTGCTATTCTGGGAACTTCTCCAGAAACACTTGACACGCTCCAAGAAATTGTTGCTGCATTTGAGAATGCAGATAGCACTCTGACAGGTTCTGTTGCTCAGAACGCTTCAGATATCGCAACAATCAACACTACCCTAACGAACGGTGTTGCAACACCAACAGACGTTGCTGACTTACAAAGTCAAGTAACTTCTAACGATACAGACATCGCAGCTAACGCCGCGGCAATCGCTGCTGCAAACGCACGTACATCTGGTATCAGCACTTCTTCAGGTTCATCTAATATTGAGATGACTGCTGATGTTGATATGGGTGGCAATGCGATCAACAACCTGGCCGATCCAAGTTCTGCACAAGATGCGGCAACTAAGGCATATGTTGATGCAGAAGCATCAACTCGTTCTGACCTTGGTTCACAACTTCTAGGTTACATCAACATCAACAGTGCTGCAATTACTGCGGAAGAAAATGCACGTATCGCGGGTGACGTTGCAAACTCAAACGAAGTAAACGTTGAGACTGCACGTGCGGTTGCGGTAGAAGGTTCTCTACAGTCACAGATCGACGCAGAGCAGTCTTCTCGTATCGGTGGTGATCAGTCACTACAGAACGCAATCGACGCAGAAGAAACTGCACGTATCGCTGCTGACGCAGTACTTCAGTCAAACATCGATGCAGAAGCAAGTGCTCGTACTGGTGCAGACAACACTCTACAGTCTAACATCGACACAGTATCTGCGGCAGTATCTGCAATCACAAACGGTTCACCAGAAACACTGAACCAGTTGACAGAACTAGTTGCTGCATACGAAGGTGCTGATGCAAGTCTACAAACTCTGATCGATAACCTAGGTGGTGACGCATCTGCCCTAACAGGTCGTGTATCAACCCTAGAATCAGAGATGGATGCGACTGAAACTGCGACTTCATCTAACGCATCTGCGATCACTGCGGAACAGGTTGCTCGTTCAGCTGCAGACGATGATCTACAAGACGCAATAGATGCAGAGGCAAGTGCTCGTGCAGCTGCGGTAAGTGCTGAAACAACTGCTCGTCAGAACGCGATCACTGCTGAGACTAACGCTCGCATCCTTGCGGACAACGGTCTACAGTCACAGATCGATGCACTAGACAACTCAACAACTGGTGACAAGTCTAACCTACAAGCACAGATCACATCTAACGATAGTGACATCTCTTCACTACAGACTGCACTTGCGACAGAAACATCTGCACGTGAAGCTGCTGACCTGTTAATGCAAGATGATATCGACGGTGAGGCGACTAATCGTCAAGCTGCTGATGCTGCACTACAGTCAGACATCGATGATGAGATTGCGGCACGTATCGCTGCGGTTGATGCGGAAGCGCAACAACGTAACGCTGCTGACTCAAGTCTGCAAACTCAGATCAACAGCATTGTGTCTAACACAGATCCAGCCGCACTAGATTCTCTAACAGAGATCGTTGCTGCATTCCAATCTGCTGATGGTTCGATCACAGGTGTTGTTAACTCTAACACATCTCGCATTGCGAACCTAGAGACAAACCAGGCGATTGTCCTTGCATGGAACACTGATAACGTATCAGAAGGTTCAACTAACCTATACTTCACAGACGCACGTGGTAAAGCATGTGTCGGTGCGGACAACGGTTCATGCCTAGACTACAACCAGGCTTCTGGTAAGTTCTCACTAGATCTAACAGAGACTGCCGGTGCTCTAGTACCAGACAACTCAACTAACGCGGACAAACTAGACGGACAACACGGTTCACACTACCGTATCGATGTCTACGATGTCAACGGTACTGTTGTCAACTAATCCAAGTTCTTAGAACTTCGATGAAAGAGGGAGTCTTCGGACTCCCTTTTTTTATGTCTATAAATAAAATCGTATAAATAGAGAGACACACACGTAACTTCGAGACACATTAGATGTACGCTACTGACAGAGAAGAACTAATCGAGTATTGCCTACGTGCACTGGGACATCCAGTTGTTGAGATCAATATCGATGACGAACAATTAGATGATCGTGTTGATGAGGCACTTCAATGGTTCCGCGAGAACCACCCAGACGGGTCGAAGAGATATTATCTCAAACACCAACTAACACAACAGGATGTCGACACACAGACCGTAGATCTACCGGACGACCTTGATTTGACTGCGGTGGTACGTATGCTACCAGTCACCCTGTCGAACTCTCAGGGGTGGTTTAGTGACGCGTGGCAGTATCTACAGTATACCATATCAGACTTCACTCGTGCAAACGGTGTGTTGGGTGATTTGGCATATTATGAAGGTATGCAACAACAGTTATCGCTACTCGACATGAAGTTGATGGGTCAACCACAGATGACCTTTGATCGACAGTACAATCGTGTGAACCTACTTGTTTCTAAAACGAAACTAACAGCGGGAGACTTCGTCGTGTTTGAAGTCTACGGTATTCGCAGTCCGGACGATACGGTATCCGAATACAACAATCTATGGAACCACCGCTTCCTGAAAGAATACACAACCGCACTGATTAAACGTCAGTGGGGTATCAACCTAATCAAGTTTGACGGTATGTCATTACCTGGCGGGGTTACTATCAATGGTCGTCAAATCTATGATGACGCAATCGCAGACATCGACAAGATTATGGAGAAGTTCCGATTGGAAGAGGACGAAGGTCCAATGTTCTTTATGGGGTAAACCATGGCGACTAATCCATACATAAGTCAAAAGAACCGATCCGAACAGAGTTTGTATGAGGACTTGATCATCGAGTCTATCAAATTCTACGGACAGGATGTCTATTACCTGCCTCGTGAGATCGTGGAGAAGGAAGACATCTTCCTAGACAGCATCCAGTCTCAGTTCGGTGACGCATACAAGGTTGAGGTCTACATCGAGAACGCAGAAGGGTTCGATGGAGAGGGAGACATCTTTACCAAGTTCGGTATTGAGATCCGTGACCAAGCCACCTTTGTCATCGCACGTCGTCGATGGAGAGAACTGGTCGGTGATCGTCTTGCTGATGCACAGTTCCGCCCACGTGAGGGTGACGTAATCTACCTACCTCTATCAGAGTCACTATTCCAAGTGATGAAGGTGGAGACAGAAACTCCGTTCTACCAGTTGTCGCAACTACCTACGTTCCGTATGCAATGCGAGTTATTCGAGTTCTCAGACGAAGACTTCGACACTGGCATCCCAGACATTGATAATGTCGAGGTCGAGGGTGCATTCCAGTACGAACTACAGATGCCTCCAAGAGTCGCAGACGATGAATCCTATTACCTAGTTGGGGAAGATGTCCAACAGGTATTCGACGACTACATACTAAATGGCGAGGTCACCTCATGGAACAGTGACACTCGTATGTTAAAGATTGCACACACAGGTGCGACCGATGGTAAGTATCACGAGTGGGCGACGGATCGTCCAGTCGTTGGACCGAACGCGTCTATGACTCCAGTCTCACAAGACGAAGGTGTCAATGAGATACAGGTCGATGCGCAGAATAAAATATTCAATGATTGGGAAGGGGACTTCCTTGATTTCAGTGAATCTAATCCGTTTGGAGATATAATCTAATGATGGGTGGTCATTTTTATCATAAACGTATGCGCACTTGTGTTGCTTTGTTTGGGTCTATGTTTAACGATATGCACATACTGCGAACCGCTGCGGACGGTAAGGTGTTGTCTCAGGTCAAACTGCCTCTGACATACGCGCCGCGCAGAAACTTCATTTCACGATTGGAGGAGATGAGTAAGGGAGAACAGTCTGAACGTAAGGTCGCACTAAAGTTACCTCGTATGTCCTTTGAGGTTTCTTCAATATCATATGATTCTGCCAGACAATTACCAAAAGTAAATCAAGTAAGTGTAGAAAGTAAAATTAGTGGTAATCGTCAAGATGTGTTTTGTGGTGTTCCATATAAGATTGGTTTTGAACTAAACATTTATGCGAAGTCACAAGATGACGCGTTGCAGGTGGTAGAACAGATATTACCATACTTTGCTCCGCAGTATTCCCTGTCGGTAAAACCATTCTCTGATTATCCAGAAATCAAGGAAGACATTCCTGTTACTTTAACGGGAGTCAATTTCTCAGATGACTTTGAAGGTCCGGTTGAACAAAGACGAACCATCATATACACTCTATCCTTTGATATGAATGCAAATTTCTATGGTCCAATAAAAACTGGCACAGAGATTCGCGAAGTAAATACAGAACTTAACGCAATAGTCTCCGACATTGGAGATACAGATTTCCTAAGTAATGTACGTGTGACACCAGATCCGATTGATGTAAATTCAAACGGAGACTTTGGTTTTAATATAGAGATAACCGATGACAGACAGTCATAACCCCCCAACAATTATCACGGACGATGACCGAAAGAACTTTGTCCACGAACAGGACTATGAGTACTCCCGTGATACCTACTATGATCTAATCGAGAAGGGTCGAGAATCGCTTGACCTAATGATTCAGGTCGCGCGTGAATCAGAACATCCCCGAGCATTCGAGGTGTTGTCTAATATGATCAAGGACATCGCTAACGTCAATGACAAGCTGATGGAACTTAACAAGAAACAAAAAGAACTCTTGCAAGACGACAAACCCAAAGAGAAAAACACCACGAACAATAATCTATTCATCGGGTCGACAACTGAACTCCAGCGTTTCCTATTGGGGGACAAGGATGAGAAGGTCATAGACCAAGACGATGAGTAGTTATAGTAAGAATTCCTATCTAGGCAATCCTCAGATTAAAAGAGATGGTGTCGCAGAAGAATGGGACGCCACGAAACTCCGTGAGTATAAGAAGTGCATGGAGGATCCTTCGTATTTCTGCAAACAGTACGTCAAGGTTATCCATCTAGACAAGGGTCTCGTTCCATTCAACCTCTACCCGTATCAAGAAGACATGTTTGATCACTTTGAGGATAACAGGTTCTCTATCGTCCTAGCGTGTCGACAGTCAGGTAAGTCTATCAGTTCGGTTGGGTACATTCTGTGGTATGCCCTATTCCACCCAGAGAAGACTATTGCAATCCTTGCGAACAAGGGCGCAACCGCGCGTGAAATGTTGGCGCGTGTAACCTTGATGTTGGAAAACCTTCCTTTCTTTCTACAGCCGGGTTGTAAGGCTCTCAACAAAGGGTCTATTGAACTATCGAACAACTCACGTATCGTTGCAGCGGCGACATCCGGATCATCGATTCGTGGTATGTCGGTCAACCTACTATTCCTAGATGAGTTTGCGTTCGTAGAGAACGCGGCAGAATTCTATACGTCAACCTATCCCGTAGTATCTTCCGGTGTAGACACTAAGGTGATCATTACATCAACCGCTAATGGTATCGGTAATACTTATCATAAGATCTGGGAAGGTGCCGTGCAAGGTGTAAACGAATACAAACCCTATCGTGTAGATTGGTGGGATGTGCCTGGGCGAGATGAGAGGTGGAAAGAGGAAACCATCGCGAATACATCCCAACTCCAGTTTGATCA